TGCGAAGCGGGCGGAACATTCTCGGGGCAAACCGCTGAACGAACAGGTGCATCAATTAGCCTCGTGGCCGACACCGACCGTCATGGACAGCGAACAAGCGGGCGGGGCGACCTGTATCGAAAAGGGGAACCGGGGTCACTCGTTGAATTCGGCGTCAAAGCTGACGACCACGGACCAACCGGCCCGACAAACGGTTTCTGGTCAGCTGCTGATTGGCTTAGATGCCGGGATGAGCGATGGAGGCCAGTTGAACCCGGCACATTCCCGCTGGCTAATGGGGCTTCCGCCCGAGTGGGACGATTGCGCGGCTATGGTAACGCGATCAACGCGCAACAAGCGAAAGCCTTCATTGAAGCGTTCGACAGCCACAGTTTCGGAAACGCCACCCGTGGCTGAGAAAAAGAACATCGGCGGTCTTATGGCTGGTGGTCTAGCCGTTTCGCACCCTGACCATTTTTATCCGACCCCGCCCGAGCCCACCGAAGCACTGTTACAGTATTACATTGACGTCATTCCGCGCCACGTCCTTGAACCGGCTTGCGGCAACGGGGCGATGTCTCGGGTGATCGCGGCACACGGCTTCACGGTCCTGTCGTCGGACAAGTTTCACCGCGGCTATGGATGGGGCGGGATGGACTTTCTCGGTCTGCCTGACTCGTCAGCGTGGAAGAAAATGGCACTCATCACCAACCCGCCTTTCTTTGCTGCAGACGAGTTTATCAGCCAGGCGCACCGGCTCGGGTTTCCGTTCATCGCCATGTACCTGAAATCGACCTACTGGAACGCCGCGAAACGTTACGCACTGTGGGAGAAACACCCGCCGAAAGCGTGTCATCCGTTGACGTGGCGGGTCGATTTCACCGGGGGAGGAAACGCAACAATGGATTGCCAGTGGGTCATATGGGGCGATATGGTGCCTGTATCAAATGAACCGTTACGGAGGTCGAAAGCGTGACACACGTCCGTTTCAAATCATTCACAGGTCGGCGCAACGCTCATGCCGCCGTCGCCAAATCACCGGCCCGCGCGATCCGCTACAGCACACCGCTGGAGTCCGTGACGTTGCGCGACGGTTCGCGGTCGCTCCAGTACGTCCCGACGTTTCGACCCGCGACAGAAGCCGAACGGGCGATTGTGGTCGGTCTGCGGTTCAGGTGCGCAGATGAGTGAAGGACGGAAGGACGACAGCGGCAAGGTTCGTTTCGAGCTTCTGCCGGGTGACGCGTTGCGCGCGATCGCCGTTATCCTGACGTTCGGCGCGATCAAGTACCCGGCTCGGAATTGGGAAAAAGGTATGGACTGGTCGCGCATTTTCGGAGCGCTGCAACGTCACCTGTGGCTGTGGTGGGAGGGTGAGGATAAGGACGACGAAACGGGACACTCGCACCTTTGGCACGCCGGATCTTGCGCGCTGTTCCTCATCGCACTGGAAATCCGCGGCATCGGTCGCGACGATCGACCGGGTAAAGTATGACAGAGATCAAGACATCCGCCGTTTTGTCCGACTGCAGGAAGTATCGTTACCGCCTGGACCGTTGGTGGTCCGACCGACCGCGCGTGGCGTTCGTCATGCTCAATCCGTCGATTGCCGACGAGGTCGATAACGACAAGACGATTAACCGATTGATCGGGTACGCCCGAGACTGGAACTTAGGCGGTTTCACCGTGGCGAACCTTTTCGCATGGCGGGAAACCTATTCCGGGGAGCTTCGCAAAGTCGCGGAACCGATCGGGGCGAACAATGACGAATTCATACTGAACGTCGCGCGCTCGTGCTGCGCTACGGTTGTCGGATGGGGTGCAAAGGGTGGCAATCTGAATCGTGACACTCACGTGATGCAGTTGCTGAAGTCGAACGGTATCCAGCCACTTGCCTTCGAACTGACAAAGGACGGTTTTCCCCGTCACCCGCTTTATCTCCTGAAGACGGCCACACCGTCGCCTTATCACGGTCGGTCCGCATGAGCATCTTCAGCCTGAAACAGTTCGTATGCTGGCAAGAGCTGCCGCCGATTCCGCCATCGACCAAGCCGCGCAAGGTTCCGCACGACCCGCGGACCGGTCGCCCGTGCGATCACCTCGATCCGGCACAGTGGATGACCCACGCCGAAGCCGTCGCGACCGGTTGGCCGATCGGGTTCGTTTTCACCGCGGCGGATCCGTATACCTTTTTCGACCTGGACGGTTGCCGCGACCCGGTGACAGGAACATGGCACCCTGAAGCGCTCCGCATCGCTGGACTATTCCCCGGCGCGGCTATGGAAGTTTCTATCAGCGGCACCGGCCTGCACATCGTTGGTCACGGTGATGCGCTTGCGCTCGGTCCGCGCAAACATAAATTTGGCACCGCGATTGTACCCGGCAATTGGTTGGAATTTTACACTGACCGCCGCTTTATGGCGCTCGGGCACGGGTTCAATGGTGATTTCAATCTTGATTGGACCGCTACACTTGCCGCGATTGTACCCGTATCGAGTGACCCCGCCGACGCTGTCCCGTTCGTTGATGTCACGGACCCGGCGTGGAACGGACCGACCGACGATGACGAACTGATAAAGACAATGTGCGCGTCAAAGGGTGGTATCGGTGCCGCGTTCGGTGAAAGCGCAACCGTGGCGGACCTGTGGGAAGCGCGGGCGGATGTTCTCGGCAAGGTGTACCCATCAACCACAGGTGACGCGTTCGACCATTCCAGCGCCGACCAGGCACTGTTTAATCATCTGGCGTTCTACACCGGCAAGAACACTGCCCGCATGGACCGGCTGTTCCGTCGCTCGGGGCTGATGCGTGAGAAGTACGACAAACGTCCCGACTATCGCGCCGAAACCATGTCGAAGGCCGTCAGGTCCACCCGGAACGTCTACGCACGCCCTCGTCAGCTGACCGTACCGCTTGCCGTCGCGGGCGAAACACCTGTGGCTGTGGCGGGCGACGGGCGGGAATTTATCGGTATCGGGGAACTGCCCGACTATTTCAAAGGCTGCGTTTATGTCGAGCTTGACGAACGGGTGATGATTCCTGGTGGTCGGCTGCTGAAGAAAACGCAATTCGACGTGGTCTATGGTGGTCATCAATTCGCCATGTCCTTCGACGGCAGCAAACCGACCATGTCCGCTTGGGAGGCTTTCACGGTCAACCGGGCCGTACGGTTTCCCAAGGTGCAACGGACCTGTTTCAAACCTATGGTCGGCTCGGGCTTGGTGGTGGGTGAGGCGATCAACATCTATCACCCGGAAGAGATACGCACCATTGAAGGTGATCCGACACCGTTTCTTGATCTGTTGCGTCGGCTGTTGCCGGATCCGCTCGACCGGGAAATACTGTTGTCATGGATGGCCGCGCTTGTTCAATATCCCGGTAAAAAGTTCCTGTGGTCTCCCGTGATCCAAGGAACGAACGGAAACGGTAAATCAACGATCGGTGAAGTCCTGTCGTACGCGATCGGTGACAAGTATTCGTGGACACCTGAAGCGGAATCCATCACGAAACAATTCAATCCGTTCTTGGGAAATCGGCTGTTTATCAACGTCGAAGAAATCCACATGTTCGAGCGTCTCGAAATGCTGGAGAAATTGAAAAACTATATTACCGGGATGAAAGTAGAAATCGAGAAAAAGGGTATCGACGCCGGTATGAACCGCGACTATTGCGCCAACTGGTTTTTCTGCACCAATCACAGGGACGCGATTATCAAGGACAAGAACGATCGACGGTTCGCGATCTTCTACACAGCGCAACAGTGTTATGAAGACCTGGAGCGCGACGGCTTGTTGACGGACAACTATTTGCCGAAGCTGTGGCGTTGGCTGAACGCTGACGGCTTTGCAATTCTCCGTAATTTTCTGCTAAAACACCAGATATCCGATGAATTCAACCCGGCTGAAGATTGCGTACGTGCCCCACGGACGTCCAGCACACAGGAAGCCATCAGCAATTCGTTCGGTGTGGCTGAACAGTACATCATCGACGCTATCGAAAGCGACGTGCCGGGGTTCCGTGGCGGCTGGCTGTCATCGTGGGCCGTGTCGAACCTTCTGCAGACGCACAACCTGAAGCGCGCCCCGCGCAAGGTCGCCGCGATCTGTGAAGCGCTCGGGTACGTTCCTATGGGGAAGGCGACGACAACGATCATGCAAGAGGGGAACACCCGCCCGACTCTGTACGCAAAGGCTGGCGTGACGCTGCAGTACGACGTTGCACAGGGGTACATCGGGGCGGCTGTGCGGGCGGTCGGTTAATCGAATATCGCTTTATCAAACGTTAGGGCAATCCTTTCCATCTGTTCCGCGCGCCACGTCAGCGCCCCACCGTCACCGTATTCCGGCCGGTTCGTGTCATGCCCGAGCGTGCGGCGGCGGAACTCGTCATCCATCCCGCCTTCAAGCATTCTTTTCTCGTAGCTGTGCCGGATCGAATAAACCCTGTGGTTGACGGTCGGCAGTAATTCATTTTCCCGTAAGAACTTCATCGCAGCGTTTGAAAAGTTCCCCTCTTTGTCGAGATACCGCGGGAAACCGTTCTTTGCCCGCTTCATCGCCTCCAGCGACACACCGACCAACGGCACCTTGCGAACGCTGTTTTCCGTCTTCAGTCGCCTATCATCCACGAATGTGACCGACAGGTACGGCACCGCGGCGTCAAGGTGGATATTCTCGGGCCGAATGTTACACAGCTCGGATGGTCTGCAACCGGTTTCCACCATAGCCAGGAAGATCAAGCGCGCCCCTCGATTCAGACCGCGCAATGCTTCGCCCTTCAGGAACGTGTCACGGATATAGGCGGTCTCAAACGGTGGAACGATTTTCCGGTGCCGCTTCGGATCCGCATACGAGAGCTTTTCGAACGGGTTCTGAACGTCGATTTGCATGTATTTCGTATACTCTCGGAACAGCTTGCGCATGTTTCCGAACTGACGGTTAGCCGTGTTCCCCGATAAGTCTCGAGACTTCACCCGGTCCAGATAATGCCGGTGGAACTTGTGCGCGTCGTCACGGGTGATATCGAGCAACGCTTTATCCCCGACGATCGTGCAAAACTGTTCGACGGCGTTCAGTTTGATTTCGCCCCATTTACGAACCTGTGTTTCGCTCATCCCCTGAAGCTCGTCTGCGGCTATTTCTTCCGTGTAGAGGGTCAGGACTTGCCGCACGGTCAGCTGTGGTTCGTCGGCCAACCCTATTGCGGCGTCGGCGTCACGCGGTGCCGCTGCGGCTGCTGTGATGCGTCGTATGATTTCCTCAACCGTGGATGTCTCCGCAATATCGGCAGCGGCTTTGTATTCGAACCCGAGCGCGATCGCCCGAGCCTTTGCCGCGGCGTACTGTGCGTGGGACGCTTGCGCTTGGTCGTTGATCGCCAGACCTTGCCAGAACAGATCATCCGCCCGTTCCAGCGCGTCCCGTCGAAGTTTCGCCACATCCACAGATGAGGTCTTGAGCGAAACGCGGATAGTTCCTCGATCGTCCAGCAAAGAGAAGTGACCGGGAACGCGCCGTACATAACTCCACTTTGACCCGCGCGCCGAAAGGTACCGCATCGGGTCAAGCTTAGGTTGGGTGATTCGCAATATGCACCTTTTCATGTTCACTTGTTACACGATTTGTAGCACAGAAAACAAAAATCGGTCAATATGGTGGAATTTTACGTTGTAAATTATGCAATTAAATCAAATACTTAATGGTTAAAATCGTTGGTGCGGACGACGGGGGTCGATTTTCTACCGCACCCCAATGAAATCAATGACTTGGTGTAAGGTTTATGTTACTGTGTAGCACGTTTTGTAACACAGGATTCGCCGATGTTAGCCGTTCAAAATGCCACGCCTGCGACGACGGTAAACACCTACGGACTAACACGAGACGAGCTTATTTATCACCTTCGCGTTTCCCCGGAAATGGTCGACGGGTGGTTATCCGGTACGAAACAACGTCCGCCGTATTTCGACGCAGCGATACGAGCGGCCCGCGCCGGTCTTCATCCGATCGCTAAACCGCTCGTGCGCAAATACTGGAAAGAGCTTGGGGTTGATGAGTCACGCGTGAAGTTCTGGCTTGACAGCGGTCAGGTACCGGTACCGGCTCGGATGGCGGTCGCCTGGATCATTCATTGCAGGGTTACGGGGCGTCGGTGACGTTTTCGAATCGGCAGTTGCCGTCACTGTGAATGATCATGATCGGGCGTTTCAGCTTTCGAGCATAACGGACCGTCGCCCACGTGCCGGATCTCAGTTCTTCCATGCCGAACTTAGGGCAGGCGATCAGACCGTACGTCTCGTCCACAATGTCCCTGTTTCGCTCCAGGTACTCTTTACCCGGTCGATCGTGTTTCTAAGCGCTTGTTCGACCGTCGCGCCGTCCTCGCCCACCTGAATACGGCAGTCAGGGTTAACTAGGACCGCTCGTGGTCCGTGTGCGCCGCACTTGCTGTAAACCGTCCATGACCAACCGGGAAGATCCCGAGCGATTTCCGCTAGCAGCTCGGTCACGCATGTGCCCCGCTCTGTACCGCCGCCCGAGCCGCCGCCAACCGTGCGGCGCGTGTGTCCCGTGTGGCTAGTTCGCGCTCCAGGCGCTCAAAGATCGGCCATGCGCGGTCACCGCGGGGTGAGGTCTCGATAATTGCGGCTAGATCGGCCATTGCTTTTTTGATTTGCTGGACTGTGGCTGTCATAGCGGCAGCGCCTCACGTTCCATAACGAGGAAATAACGATAAGCGCTGATGTGCTGACAGTTGACCAGTCGCCAACCTTCATTCGCACGTCTCGCGATCAACACGGATAGCGGTTCGCTGTACTCCGATTGCTCGTCATGGATGCCTGTCAGATAATCGTATTTCTTCATACCCGGATCCCCAACGCTTCACAGGCATCGTGACGCCATAGGTCCAGAACGGTATGACCACCGTCAGAAACGGATTCAGCCGGGTTGTTATAAAGTAACAGCTTAACCAACTCGGTCAGCTTTTCGTTCTGTTGGGTGAGTTTCATATGGCTGTAGTGATACATATCGACCGGTGAATGACCGTCGCCCATACCGTGCGTGTCCACAGGACTACCGCAACAGCACGTCACGAGCGCGCTTGCTGTCTCCAGTTTCGCGTTCAGTTCCTCGATATGCTTGAACACCTCGAAATTGACGTAGTGCCCGACCGATCCGACCAACACGACATGCGTCGGGTAACATCTGGAGCGAAGCTTATCGTTCTCGGTCTTAAGCCGTTCGCGATCGTCAGCGAATTCAGCAACAGCATCCGCCATGATTGCCATAGTCCGTCTGATTTCGTCCGCTTGTGTGCCCATTTCACTCACCACCTCGCACGATCAACCATGCAGCCGCAAACCGGGCCGCGACGGGCACCAGATCCGGCGACGATCGCCAGCGGTGCGCAGTCTGCCGGGTGACCCCGAGCGCTTTCCAGTGGTCGCACGTGGCTTCCGGGGAAATCGGCTGCAACTTGTGTTCGACGGCCTTCCGTGCTTCGAGCTCGTATTTCATGCGATGCACCACAGAACGATAAGACCGGCAGCGGTCAGGGGAAGGAAAACACAGACCAAGAGCGTACGCATGATATGTTCGGTCATGTCCGGTACGCCTTCAGCCTGACGATGCACATCGGACGTGCGTAATGCTCGGGGTTCCGCTTGTGACGAATTTTACAGACTTCTGCGAACCTGCGTTCAGCGTCGAGCACATAACCACCGACAGTCGCCCACGATATCGTGCCGTCCGTGACGATCAGGTTTGCAGGCGGGTTGTTCGGATCGATAGCGAGACGCTTGGTCATCGACGGTCCTCCCACGCTACGGCGATAATTCGACCGAGCGTTACGGGCCAAAACAGCGACAGTCGAAGGCGGTCCGTTTGTGCGTAAAAGCCGAACGCAACGCCGACATAGATGAGGTAGGCGGTCATACGCGTGCCGCCGATGCGAGATAGTCCGCATATTCGACCAGGCGGAACGCCATGATGACGAGTGAGACCGCAAAGCCTGCCAACATGAATTTCATCCACATCACTCCGTTACGTTCGTTACATATGTATTACACGAAACGTTACAGCGGTCAAACGGATATTACAAAGAAAAACCCGCCGTGTTACGGGCGGGCTCGGGGCAGGCGGGTGAGGGTGGTTTTAGTCGGTCCCGAATTAGTCCTTCAGTTTCCAACCCGCGCCATCGTGCGAAATCTTCTCGGCCGATTTCATCCGCGATAACCTGGTGCGCGTGGATGCGGGATTAACGGGCATACCGAGTTTCGACCGGATGAATTCCGATATCGCAGCCGGTGTTCTGTTGCCCGCGGTGATCGCCTGGAGAATCGCTTCATCCTTGGTTTCGGGTACTGCGCCGACCGGATGTTTCGTCACAACCGTGCCGCCTGACATCATGCGATCAATCTCGGCTAGTTCCGCCTGGAGCGTTTCGAGTTCGGTCAGGATCTGCGCACGGCGCGTTTCCAACATTGCATGAATTTGCATTAACGGATTCTCCTATGAATTTGACAAATACGTTTTACATCACGAATTATTAAATGTCAAAGCACGCCGCTTGTCACGAATGAAATACGGTTAATTTCATAGACATAAAGCGTATCTGTTATCCGAAATGCGTAGGGAACGTGTCATATCACCATTCTCTCCGCGTCCAGCGTCACAGGCGCGCCGCTGTGGTTCAATTCATTCACACGCTGCAGATATTCGTTGACCTGTGACGGCGTCGGCTCATGCACCCTGTCCAGGATATACGAACGGGCGACAGGGTTCGACACTAGCCACAGTGGCATTTCATATTCCATCACGTGTGCCCGCATACCACAGCGGCGCGCCACGACGTCACGGACAAGGATAGCATGACCGTACGTCGCATACTCCCCAAGTCGCACTGTGCGCCGCTCTATGGTCAACACCACACGCCACATGCCGTTCTCGGTCTTACTGGCTTTACGATACACCCCGAGTGCACCCCCGGATTTTCGTGACGCCGGTTTTCGTTCCAGTCGAGCTGCGATTAACGCTTGCTCTTTCGTGTCATGAGTACCGAACGCCTTCTGCACCCCATCCACAGTTTTATACGCGCGCCATTTTCCGCTCGGTAATTTATACGCTCGTGGTCGTATAATTATACGCTTGTCGTTTATTTCCATCCGAGCGGATAAATTCATCCCATAAATTTCCACCGTGCCGACCAGTATCATTTTATAACCTCACTTATACCGTTTCACCACACGTAACGCTGTCAACGAGGCGTGTCAAGCTCCGTATAGGCGTCTTAACAGATAGCTATCGAGACACGGAATAACCCATTGGTTAAGCTCACTCATCCCGTGCCGTATAGCGTTTTCGGTTATAAAAAGACTCCCCTTCCTATTACTCTCTATAGGGAATGTCCGTATCGTATGATTATGACACATATACGGTATACACGTTTCCCTTATGTATACCTTTTCTATATTACTTTATTGAGACTTAGTAGTTAATAATAGTTAAATAGATAATAGAATCAACGATGTACGCTCTTTTATATGATTATTATACGGTGTTAACACAACTAGAAGTATTCTATCTATTTCAATAGGATGTCTTATTAATGTTGTGTATCGATCAAAGAGACATGGACCGATAGTGGATCAGAACGGGTCATTGAGAGGTGGCACTGTGGATGATGGTGGATAATTATGGATGGTCGAGGATAATTATGGATTGTAATAGGGCGTCACAGAGCGTCATCGGCAGGTGTAACGAATGCGGACGGCTGACACACCGACGACACGCGTCACAGGGCAACGCCGCGTCAAGGACCGGCTGTCGAACGGTTGATGATGGGTACCGGGGGTGGGTCGAAAGTCTAGAGGTCGATTTGGTACGGACCGGCCCCCAAGGCACATTTCCGCTGATGCACCGTCTGGACAAAATCCGTTGTTATAACATTACTCACTAGTTTTCGGGTTGACGACCCCTGTCGATCCGATCCAGAAACAACGGTTGGCGGGCCGGATGGTCCGTTATAACGTTACAAGGTTATTAATTATTATGATAAAAATGCAATCAAGCGTTGACATCATGCGGCACAATCCGTCATAACAGTGTAACACATGTAACGCCCCGTAATACATTTGAGGTAGTCGTGCCGTTCTCCCCGCCCACACACAAAACGCAGCGACCGACCGGGGCAACCCGGCATGTGGTTGCTGACGAACGGGTGTGGCGGCTCTGGTACAAGCGGCGGCTTTGGACGACCGTTCTTCGACCGAAGACGATGAAACGTGACAACTACGCTTGCCAGATGTGCGGGCGGAATTGGGGTCACGAGACGCGCCGCCTGGTTGTCGATCACAGAACACCGCACCGCGGCGATTGGGAGTTGTTTTCAGATCCGGAGAACCTCCAGTGCTTGTGTGATTATCCGTGTCACACCCGCACAAAACAGCGGATGGAACAGAGTTTGACAGAAGGTGAATAGGAATGTATTCCTTGGGTGTACCGCAGATTATTTTAGCGTTGTATCTGATCGTGATCATCATCGGTGCGCCGGTCGCCCGGTATTTGATGATCGATGGTGGCGCGAAGGGTTTCTGTCCTTGGCGGGAATATTGGGGAACTTGGTCAGCCGATCTGGTCGGAAAGATCGTTCTTGTTGCGATTTTGTTTTGGGGAGGCTTTTGGAGTTGATCATGCAGAACGATAAAACATACACACCGCTGCAGGCCGATTTTGACGACGTCCTGAAGACCTATTTTCCGAGCATCGTAGCGGGTGAACAAATCAAACTGCTGCAGATCGTATTTTTTGCCGGGGCCGCTTCCTCGTATCAGTTGTTGACGACCGCACCCGAGAAAAAGGAAACGGTCTTTGCCGAACTGCTCGACCACGCGGAACACATGGAAGCGAGTGCTTGACATATGGGCGGGTCCAGGCCGTTACCTACGGCGTTGAAACAATTGAAAGGCACGCACCAGTCGTGCCGTGACGCGGATAATTCACCGGCTGCGAATGTCCCGTCATACATTCCTTCACCGCCCGATTACCTGAATTTTCGAGCCGCCGAATTATTCCGTCAGCTGGCATTGTCGATGATCGGAATGAAAATTCTGAACGTTGAAGATGTCCCCATGCTTTCACTGCTGGCGTCTCGGCTACAGGAGGTTGAGGAACACAGCTGGACGATTGAATCGGAAGGGTACATTTACTTGCATCCGAAATCGGGACTGTGGAAGTCACGACCGGAAGTTGCCATGCGTAACGAGGCAATGCGACACGCTCAATCGCTGTTGATCGAATTTGGTCTGTCACCCGCGGCACGATCGCGGGTCAGTGCGCAGCTCGGCAACAAGCCGGATAATCCGTTTGCGATACTGGACCAGGAATGATGCGGACGCGGTCGGTACGCCAGCCTTTGATTATCGCACGTCGCCCCGATGTAGCTTGGTACGTCGGTGGCAGGGTGATGTTTGAAAAACACATCCCGTTGAAAATTCGTTTGTCGTGGAAAGTTGGCAAATACGGCGTCTTGCGGGTGCTTAACCTTCGTCGGGGTCGCTGACATGCTCGGTTACCCGCCCGGTGTCATTCCGAAAGCCGCGCCCGCCTGGACGCATGTCGAGAAGGGTACGCAATACGCTCGTGATGTCCTATCCGGGGCGGTTGTGGCCGGAAAGTGGGTAAAACTAGCCTGTAAGCGCCATTTGGACGACCTGGACCGGGCGTCGATCGGTCATAACGGCGGTCCGTCTTTGGATGACGAGGACGTTTTTCCGTACTTTTTTGACCCAAAAGCCGCTGAAAAAGCGTGCAATTTCATAGAATTGTTGCCCCACACGAAGGGAAAATGGGCTGCAAAACGGCAGAAACTGGTCATGGAACCGTGGCAGTGTTTCAAAACCATGTGCATTTTCGGTTGGAAACGTGCCAGCGACGGCCTTCGACGGTTTCGTAAGGCGTTTGTGCTGGAAAGCCGCAAGAACGGCAAGTCCGCATGGGCCGCGGCTGTCGGTCTGTACATGCTATGCGCGGATAATGAATTCGGCGCTGAAGTTTACAGCGGAGCGACGAACGAAAAGCAGGCGTGGGAGGTTTTCAAGCCCGCGCGCCTCATGGCGAAGAACTCCCCGGCACTGACGGCGTATTATGGCGTCGAAACCGGAAAGGGTGCCGGGTCGAACCTCTATAAGCTGGCTGACGGTGCGAAGTTTGAAACAGTTGTCGGCAACCCTGGCGACGGCGCAAGCCCGTCATGCGCGATCGTGGACGAGTATCACGAGCATGACACAGACGCGATGGTATCGACGTTTGAGACCGGCATGGGTGCGCGTGATCAACCGCTGCTGTTGATCATTTCCACAGCTGGCGACAATATCGCCGGTCCGTGTTACGCGATGCAACAGGAAGTCGAGAAGATGCTTGAAGGGGTCACACCTAACGAGGAACTTTTCGGTATCATCTATTCCGCAGATCCCGACGTCGATTGGACCACTGAGCTTGCACTGCTCCAGGCGAACCCGAATTATGACGTATCGATCCGCGGCGAATTTCTCAAGTCGATGCAGAAGGACGCGATACAGAACGCCCGTAAGGTCGGCGCGTTCAAGACCAAGCACCTGAACCTGTGGGTGCAAGCGCGCAACGCGTATTTCAATATCCAGCGTTGGAGGGAATCCGCGAAACCGACGCTGACGCTCGACATGTTCCACAATCAGCCGGTGAAGATCGGGCTTGACCTTGCGTCAAAGGTGGACATTGCGGCGAAAATGTACCTGTTTCGGCTTGATCAGTGCAATTGTGACATTGCGAAGATTTTGCAGGATGAGGGGTACAAGTACGCAAGTTTCGGCCGGTATTACCTGCCTGAAAAGACGGTTTCCCTTGGTGAAAATGAGCATTATCAGGGGTGGGTGGGTGATAATTGGATAACTGACACCCCCGGCGACATGATCGATTATGTCCAGATCCGCGACGAAATTCTAGACGATCGCGATCAATTCCAGCTTGAAGAACTGGCTTTTGACCAGCACCAGGCGCGAATGATGGTCTCGGAATTGATCGCTGAAGGTATCCCGTGCGTAGAAGTTGCGCCGCTCGTGCTGAACTTCTCCGAACCGATGAAAGAAATCGAGGCGCTGATACGGTCGCGCGCAATCGCCCACAACGGTGACCCGGTTTACACCTGGATGCTGTCGAACGTGGTCAGCAAGCCCGACCGGAAGGACAACGATTATCCCAACAAGGACCGTGTCGAGAACAAAATTGACGGACCGGTTGCAAAGATCATGGCAATGGCCCGCTGGATGTTAATCGAGGACAACAAGTCGGTGTATGAAAGCCGTGGGATACTCATGGTGTAAGGGTTGTAACGTGCCACTGTGTTTGATATCACGTTAACGCACGTGTAACGTTTCACTCGGGGAATGCCGGTTTGGCGAATATTCTGACATCGGCTTTTCGCGCGGCCATAGGGCAGACGATCAACGTCACCAGCGCGACCGATACGGAAATCCGCGACTTCCTGCGTGACGGTTCGAACACATCTATTAGCGGACGCTCGATTACCGAGAATAGCGCGATGAAGGTCGCAGCGGCGTACCGTTGCACGACCATCATTTCAGGCGTCGTGTCGTGGCTTCCGATGGACATCATTCGCCGCGAAAGCGAGGACGTCCGTAAGCCTGCCGTGGGGCATCCATTGCGTCGCGTGCTGACGGTCCGTCCGAACGCCTGGCAAACCCCGAAAGAATTCAAACAGCTCATGCAGGCACACGTCATGTTGCGCGGGAACGCGGTCGCTGTGAAAGTCAAGGCGCTCGGGGAAGTCGTCGCACTCATCCCGATTCATCCTGACCGGGTGCTGATCGAGCAAGAAAACAGCCTCCAGATGAAATACACAGTTACGGCGGCTGACGGGTCCTTGAAGGTCTATCGGTCGGCGGACGTGCTGCATTTGCGCGGCTTGTCGCTGAACGGCTATTCCGGTCTGTCTGTTCTGTCGCATATGCGGGAATCGCTCGGTATCGCGATCGACGGCGAAGTTGCCGCCGCTACGCTGATGAAGAACGGTTCGTTTATCGACACCGTTATCAAGCACCCCGAAACCATGTCGAAAGAGGCGTACAACCGCCTCAAAGAATCTTGGGAGGGTCGCAAGTCCGGCGTCGATAACACCGGAAAGACCGCCATTCTTGAGGAAGGCGCGGATCTCGTCAAAACGTCGATGTCCGCTAACGACCTCCAGTTTATCCAGTCCCGTGATTTCCAGCGATACGACATCGCCATGTTCTTCGGTGTTCCGCCCCATATGATCGGGGCGACCGAGAAAACGACCTCGTGGGGCTCGGGTATCGAGCAACAGAACATCGGCTTTGTCACGTACACGCTGAACGATTGGCTTGTGATGTGGCAAGAGGCGCTGAAGCGCGACACGATCAATGAACGCGACTGGGACACCTTGGACGTTCGGTTCTTCACGCAAGGACTGCTGAAGGGTGACAGCAAGGCACAATGGGCGGCATTCACAGCTGGTCGCCAGTGGGGCGTCTACAGTGCGAACGACGTCCGCGCGCTGCTCGACATGAACCCGCGTACCGACCCCGAAGGCGATGAATACGCCGCTCCCCCGAACCAAAACCCCGATATCGGACATAACGGCGGTCCGCCATTAGAGGATGACGACAAATGAGCCTCCTGAAGAATCTCCCCAAGGGTCGCATTATGGCGCGTCAACCCGCATGGTACGACTATGACGCCCCGAGTGCGGCGCTCGAAGAATGGACGGACCGGGTTTACGCCGCGGCGACGTCCGACGATACAACCATCAATATTTATGAGCGGATCGGTGAAGACTGGTTCGGTGATGGTTTCTCTGACGTCAAGATGGCCGGAATCCTGCGGAACATCGGCCCGCGCGACGTCACAGTGAACATCAATTCACCTGGCGGGAGCGTGTTCGACGGACTGGCGATCTATGACCAGCTGCGCGACCACCCGGCAAAGGTAACGGTACGCGTGCGTGGTATTGCGGCAAGTGCTGCCAGTGTGATCGCAATGGCCGGTGACGAAATCCACATGGCGACCGGATCCATGATGATGGTGCACAAAGCCTGGGGCGTCATCATCGGGAATGCGGACGACCTGGAGGAAGGCGCGACCGTCTTTAACAAAATCGACAAATCTCTTGCGGCGGTCTATGCGGCCCGTACCGGACTGGACGAGGCGAAAATCATCGCCATGCTTGCTGGTCCGAATCGTCGCAGCGACGGTACGTGGATGACCGCTGCCGAAGCGGTCGAACTGAAATTTGCTGACGGCGAATTCGAGGATGACGCGACGGCCTCGGCAAGTCTTCCACAGGATAAGCGCGAAGCGATCGTAGCGCGCCGCCGCGTGGAGGCTGCGATGGCGAAAGCTGGTCTTTCCCGCAAGGATCGCGCCGACGCGTTCGCGAAAATGAACGGTCGGGAAGAACCAGCACCAGATATCAGCCGTGAATTTGAAAACCTCATGGCGACGATGAAGGGTTAAAGGAACGACTGCGTCCAGTGGCGTTCCATCACGGCTAGAAGGCGATCAAGAGCGATGGCTTTGCCGTCTCCGTAATTTGCTTGCGCGCCGTGCGTAGCGAAATCACCGTGCGGGTAAATGACACGAAAATAACGCCCGTCGTCTTCGAATTTCGCACACATGCAGTGTGCTTTGACCGATTTCATTTTTTGGTCAACAGCGGCTTTGTTCTCGGCGATATTTTTCATTTCATTCGTCTCCGTTGTTGATGTAACATTCATATTACACAGCGTTACGTGTGTCAACAGTTTTGGATAAAATAACAACACCTATTGTCACGCCACACTGTGAATGTTACACCGTAACGAATATGACCCCGCGCGATGCAAGTCATACGAGATTTGATAAACGCGAGGGTAAAACATGACCATCCATAACCGTATGATGAATTCCGCGTCGTTCCGCGGTCTCGGTGCTGCCGGTGTCCGTGCCGAAACGCCGGAAGTCAAGGCAATGCTCGAAACGTTCAACAAGACGTTTGCTGAGTTCAAGACCGCCAATGATGACCGCCTGAAGGCGATCGAAGCGGGCAAAAACGACCCGGTTCAGGCCGAAAAGGTCGACAAGATCAACAATGCGCTGACCGACGTTCAGGCCGAAATCGGTCGTATCATGGAAAAGTTCGCCGCAAGCGATCTTGCCGGATCCGGTGCGTCGGCTGATATCCAGGCAGCAGCCCGCGATTTTTCGAAAACTGTCGGTCAGGACGTGAGCGCCGAAGACCTTGGCAAGTATGCCAGTGGTCTCGATACCTATATGCGCGTCGGCGCGGACAATCGCCGTTTCTCGGAAGTCCGTAACCTGATGGAAGTCGGCAGCGACCCGGCAGGCGGCTACACCGTCACCCCGGATCTTTCCGGCCGTATCATCAAGAAGATTTTCGAAACGTCCCCGGCACGTCAGCTTTTCAGCGTCGTTTCAATCGGCACGGACGCGATGGAAGGTCTTATCGACCGTGACGACCTGACGACCGGTTGGGTCGGTGAAAAGCAGGCGCGCCCCGAGACCGACACGCCCGAGCTTGGCAAATGGCGCATCGACGTTCACGAACAGTACGCCATGCCGAAGGTGACGCAGAAGCTGCTGGACGATTCCGGCTTCGATATCGAAGGCTGGCTTTCCGGCAAGGTTGCCGACAAGTTCGCTCGTACCGAAAATTCCGCGTCGTTCTCTGGCGACGGCAACAACAAGCCACGCGGTCTGCTGACCTATTCCACGGCTGCGACCGCCGACGCTACCCGCGCTTGGCAGGTTTGGGAACACATCGCTTCCGGCGCTACCGGTTCGATCACGAACACCGATTTCCTGATCAACCTCGTCTTTGCACTGAAGGCCGGCTATCGGGCAAACGCGAACTTCACTATGAACCGGAAGACGCTCGGTTACATCCGCACGCTGAAGGACGGCGACGGAAACTACCTGTGGCAGCCTGATTTCTCGCAGCGTCAGGGCGGCGCGCTTCTCGGTTACGGCATCGTTGAAGCCGAAGATATGCCCGACATCGCTTCGAACGCGCTGTCCATCGGCTTCGGTGATTTCAAGGCTGCATACCAGATCGTTGACCGTATGGGGATCCGCGTTCTTCGCGACCCTTACACAGAAAAGGGCTTTGTGAAGCTCTACACCACCAAGCGGATCGGTGGTGACGCGATGGACTTCGATTCCGCGAAGTTCATGAAATTCGCCGCTTCGTAACGGCCACTGGCTGACCTTGGGGCGGTTAATCCCGCCCCTTTCGCTACTCTCTGAAAGGGAAAACCCACATGGCACCCCGTGACCTGAAAAATAACATTACCGTCAACCCGGTTCTGCATTCCGACCCCGCCGACAACACGGCGGCAGTCGGTGCGATCCAGGACCATCGCGGCTCGAAGTCGCACACCTACGTCATTCACGCCGGTTCGCTGGTCGACGCCGACGCGACGTTTACCGTCCTGCTTGAAGAAGGTGACGCAGCGAACCTTTCCGACGCTGCAGCTGTTGCAGACGCCGATATGCTCGGTACGGAAGCGCTGGCATCGTTCATTTTCTCCGGCGACAACACCGTGAAGACGCTCGGGTACATCGGCTACAAGCGCTACACGCGCCTGACGATCACCCCGGCTGCGAACGCGTCGGCTGCGTCGTTCTCCGCTGTCTGCATCGAAGAAATGAACGTTCACGGTACGGTCAACTAACCGTCACGTAACGTTCGGCGCAACAAGGTAAAACGACGATGATCAAAGTTAAGATTGCGAAAGATGGCGTGAAGGGTGCCGACGACGGCGCGACCGTTCGTCAGTATGCCAAGGGCGTTATCTATACTGTTTCCGACGCGCTCGGGGAAGTCTTTATCGAAGCCGGTGAAGCGACGGAAGTCGAGGAAGAAAAGCAGTCCGTCGCGGACAAGCTGAAGGCAAAGGGCGCGAAATCGTCCGAAGCGGCTGACAAGGCTGTTGCCGAGAAGGAAGCGGCTGACAAGGCTGTTGCCGAGAAGGAAGCGGCTGACAAGGCTGTTGCCGCCCCGGTGGTGCCGTCGATCGGCCTTCCTGGTCTGCCGAAGAAATGAAGCCGAAGCTTATCACAGCACCCGCGACTGATCCGGTGACCTTGCAAGAGGTGAAGGAACATTTGCGGGTGACGTGGTTCACGGATGATGACGTTTATATTGCCGCACTCATCAAAGCGGCAGTGTCGCACCTGGACGGATATCAAGGCATCCTGAACCGCTGCATTGTCGAACAAGAGTGGCAGGTAACGCGCACCTCGTGGTGCCGTAAAATGGAGACGATTTTCACCGACACGACCGACGCCGTGATTAAGTATTATGACGAGGACGGTGACGAACAGACGCTAGACCCGGCGTCGTATCAGATTTACCCGGATTATATCCGACTGAAGAACGATTTCGCGTTTCCGGCGATCGAGACAGACCGTGACGACCCGATATCGATCGTCACGACGCACGGTTATGACACGGTCCCCGATTCGTTGCTGCTGGCGATAAAGATCCTTGTGGCGCACTGGTACCGTAACCGCGAACCGGTGGCGTTCGGTGCTGTCCCGGCAAAGATACCGTTCTCGGTCAAGGCGTTGCTTGCGCCTCACACGTGGGCCTTCTGATGGCAACACAGGGGAGCATGACCAAGCGTGTAACGTTCCAGCGCGATACCGGCACGATCGGCGTCGGCGGTTCGAAAACGCGTCATTGGACGGACATTCCCGGCTTGGTCCGTGTGCCGGTCCAGTATCAGCCACAGCGCGGGCGCGAACGTGTCCAGGCGGGCCGGTTGGAATCCGCAACGGTGGGTTTCGTCACGCTGCAGGGATGTGACGCGGTTCGGTCGCTCACACCGGCTGACATCATGGTTGTACACGAGCAATCGGGCGACGTTTCGCACCGCATCTATTCTATCGAAAATCCAGATCAACGAAGCCGCGATTATGAGATTGTGGTTGAAAAAGGGGTACAACTCGGATGACCGTTACCGCTGAAATTCTCGCACGCCTGAAGATTTCCCAATCTGGATCAAACGATTTCGGTGGGCCGGAATTCAAGCCGGTTCTCGAAACGCTGATTCAACTGACGGACGGAACGACAGTCAACAAGGCGAACATTGCTTTCGTGGACGAGCGCACAGTTGCGACCGGCGCGACGGAAAGCCTTGATTTGGTCGGCGTCCTGACCGATGCGTTTGGCGCGACCGTCGCAGCGGCGGAAATCGTCGCGCTGATGATCATCAACAAACCGCGCGCCGGATCACCTGTCAACACCACGGATTTGACCATCGGCGGCGGTGCTGCAGGCGTCTTTGCGTCGGCTATGCCGTTCGTGTTGAAGCCTGGTGCGGTGTTCCTCCTTGCGGCCGGTGATGCTGCAGGCGTCAAGACTGTTACCGCGACGACCGCGGATATTCTGACGATCGTCAACAGCTCGGGCGCGTCGGCCCTGTACCAGATCGCGATTTTGGCGCGTACCGCTTAACGACATGGTCAAGGGCGTTGCGGAACTCCAGAAGAAATTAACGGTGGTGTTCCCTGCGCTCGTTGAACAACGCGTGAAAGAGGCACTTGAAAAGGCAGCAACGCAGGTGGTCGCGCAAATGAAGACGCGCGCCCCTGTCTATGCCGGTCCGCCCGAGATACGGAGCGACAAGCGCCACAAAGGCGAACCGGTCATACCCGGCGCGTTGCGTGACAGTATCGGGTGGACGTGGGGGGACGCGCCGAAAGGTACCGTTTCGCTCGGATCCGTGCAAACGGGTCTGACCAAGGAAGGTACTACCAAACTGACCATTTACGCGGGCGACCGGAAGGCGTTTTACGCCCGGTGGGTCGAATTCGGTACGCGGAAATGGGTCGGAAACCCGTTCTTTTTCAGCACATGGCGGAACAATAAACGGAAGGTGAAGGGTCAACTAACCCGAGCCATTCGCAAAGCAATCAAAGAAATGGGGATGGTATGACGCCGTCACTCGACCTCCAGGACATGATTTACCGCCGTCTGACGTCAGATCCGACGATCACATGGCCTGTGTTCGATCGCGCGGACCCGCAACAGTCTATGCCGTTTATCGAGTTCGGACCGGAAGACGTCCAGGAAGACGATGACGAGTGTATTACCGGCACGAACCATCAGTTTCAAGTCGATCTCTATCACAGTGAGGCTGGCATGTCCGAACTAAAGGATATGATGGGGCTCGTGAAACGTTCGTTGCATAAGTATCCGGGGGAATTGACGGATAACGCGTTACATTCTATTCGATTTGTACGCAGCGCCGTGTTACAAGAGCCCGATGGTGTTAATTATCACGGCGTCGTGCAGTTTGAAGCGTTGATAGAGGAACCCGAGCCCGAATGAAGGCGGTTTTTCACGAGCGTTTCGAGTTCGACCGCCGACCGGCGCAAGCGGTTGCATTTGTCGTGCAGCCGTCCAGTGAACCACAGAATTTGCCGCGCGACGTTGTGGAAGCGGCTGTTAAAGCAGGGAAAGCAACGATATGGCTATCAAGGCGGCAACCGAAAAATATGAAGAACTAGTCCTAGACGTTGAGGTTGATCCGATCGGTTCGCCTGGCGTTTACACCTCGCTTTGCGGAATCACTGACGTTACAGTCACGCGCACTGCGAACGTTGACGAGACGGAAGTTCCGTACTGCGACGATGAATCGTTGCCGGTCTCGGTCGAAGTCGCAGTACGGTCGATCACCGTAACGGTCGATGGTACCGGCGTATGGGCCGCACAGTCCAACAAGGCGATGTTCGATTGGTTCTATTCCGGCGCGACCAAGAACATCCGCATTCGCAACACTGCCGCTTTGTCGGGCGACCCGGAAACGGAAGCCGGTCCCGCGCTGCTGACGTCTGTGGTTGACGCACGCACCAAGGGACAGAAGGTGACCCGAGAAATCGCTATCCGCTTCGACGGCGTGCCGACCGCCACGAACAAGGCGTAACGCATGTACGTTTGGGAAGGCGGAGAACACCCGTTCCGGCTCGGCATCGGTGAATTGCGGGCTTTGCAGTCTGCGACCGGTGTCGGGCCGCTTTTCTTGCTCGGTCGCATCACCGGGTCACAGTGGTTCGTTGACGATATCGTTGACACCGTGCGGCTCGGGCTGGTCGGTGGTGGCATGGAACCGGGCGCGGCGAAAAAGCTGACCGACAAGGTTTTCACCGACAACACGCCCGCGCTGTATCGATCGATGCTACTTGCCACGCGGGTGTTACGTGACGCCGTCATGGGTGAGCCTGCCGACCCCACGGGGGACGATGCGCCGGGGGAGATAGTGGCGGGGAGCGTGACGAATTCGGACGTATAAAGTGGTCACACTTTTACGCCTCCGGCACGGCTATGGGTTTCTCTCCCCGCACTGTGGATGAAATGACACTTTGGGAATTCAACGCCTGTTTTGATGGCTGGAAAGCTGTTAACGGTGTTAAATCGAAACGTAACGCTGATATCAGCGACGAACGTTTGGCCGAAATGGGCATCGTGGGTTTCTAAATGGCTGGTGAAGACTCGGGCGGCTTGTTGGTTCAGATCGGCGTTACACAAGCGCGGATGGAGCGTGAACTTGCTAAGCTGGTAAAGGATGCCGCAAAGTCTGCCGGTGCTATGGAAAAGTCGTTCGACGCGGCAAACACCAACATCGGCAAGGGTGCACAGCGGGCGTTCTCCGGTATCGGCGTGGGTTCACAGCAAGCGGTGGGCGGACTTAAAAACGCCACGGGTGCCGCGACACAGCTTTCGTATCAGTTGAATGACATCGGTGTGCAGTTGGCTGGTGGTCAGTCTCCGTTTCTGATCATGCTCCAGCAAGGAACGCAAATTTCGCAACAGTTCCAGTCAACAGGTATGTCAATCAAGCAGTTTGGTAGCACACTTGCACAGGCTGCAATGTCTGTTCTCAATCCTTTTTCGCTCCTGACGTTCGCCGTGATCGGCCTTGGCGGCTATGCTGTCCAGGCGTTCATGGAAATGGCTTCTGGTGGTGAGGAAGCAAACAAAGCCATCGAAGAGCAAGCGAAGTTAATTGAGACCGTTGCGAAGCGTTGGGGGGAGGCGGTCCCCGAACTGCAATCGTACATTGACCGTCTTGCTGATGCCAAGGAACAGACCGAGTTGCTTGCTGCGGTCGATATCCTGTCAAAACAGAAATTTGAACCGGTCACTAAAGAGCTTGAAGGTCTGAAACTTGACCTGGCCGAACTGGAAGAACAGTTGATTGAAGCCGGTGCGAAATCCGAGACGATCGACGCGCTTCATACAGCGTTCGACAAGGTGGCCGCAGCGGCTCGGGACGGCAAAGACGGTACGCAGGAACTGAAAGACCTACAGGACGCGCTTGCTGACGCATTCACACAAACCGGTATTCCTGCCGCGAATTCGCTTGCCGGTGTTATTGCGTCGTTGGGTGATACGTTCTTCGGTGCGGCACGTCAGGCTGACGGATTGCGTCGATCGGCAATGCAAGCCCTGCTTGCCAGTCAAAATTTAGCCGCGCTACCACCGTTGTTTTCGGAAGGTGGCAAATTCTTTTCAGGTGATGATTTCAAACCGACCGGTGAAACGCCGAAGCCGGATAACCGTCCGTCTGATCTCGACCGCGTGACCGACGCAGAGAAGCGCCGCAACGCGCTACAGGATGACGAGGCGCGTCGGCGTCGGCTGCTACGGGAAAACAACACGCCGGGGTTTAACGTTCCGACACCCGATTCGCGACCGTTGATCGAGCTGGACGGTATGCCTGGCTCGAAATATGGCGGCGGGGCGAAGCGCAAAGGTGGTGGAGGCAAGGGCGCGGACTCCTACGCTTCTGAAGTCGCCGGGATCAAGGAACGGACAACGGCGCTCCGCGAATCGACGGCAGCGCAAGCGGCGGTAAACCCCCTTGTGAATGATTATGGTTTCGCTCTCGAGAAAGCTCAGGCCGAACAGAAGTTGCTAGCAGACGCACAGCGCGAAGGCATGGAGATCACACCTGCATTGCGAGAACAGATTTCTGCGCTTGCAACGGGTTATGCCGAAGCGTCGGCGGACGCTAAAAAGCTGTCGGAATCACAGAAGGAAATCCAAAAGAACGCCGAAGAATGGGCGTCTCTGGAAAAGGACGTTTTCAAGGGTTTCATATCCGACCTGAAAGACGGCAAATCCGGCGCTGAAGCACTGTCAAACGCCTTGAACAAGGTTGCTGATAAGTTGCTCGACATGGCCGTTGATGGTCTGTTTTCGACCAAGGGCGGCACAGGGGGCGGGGCGGGCTCAGGGCTGTTCGGCTCTATCCTTGGTGGTATCGGGAAAATCTTCGGTTTCGCATCCGGCACGGCGAAAACACCAGGTCGGCGCGGTCAACCTGCAGGCATTGTCCACGGTGAGGAAGCCGTTATCCCGTTGCCAGCTGGCGGAAAAGTCCCGGTCACTATTTCGTCGCCAACCGTTCAACAAAACAAATCCAGCCGCGACGTTGTCGAGCTTCGTTTGTCGGACGATTCCGGCCGCATGGCTGATATTGCCGACCAGCGCATACGCACCGCATCGGGGACGATTATTCAGGTCTCGGTCGAACAGTCGTTCAAGACGGTAAAAGCCAATATGGGCGGTCTGATCACCGACACACAGGATCGGCAATTCTGATGACGATACAATGGCCGCGCCACGTACTCCCACCACAAGAACCGATGTTTCACATTTCCGGTATGAACATCAGCGGTCCTGTGTCGGCCGCGGGTGCCGCAGACGTCATTTCAGGTGACGCCGGGTTTTGGCGCGCAACGTTCGGCAGTGTGGTTGTCACGACGCGTAACCGGGTACTCGCATTCAACGGCATCGCTGCGAAGCTCCAGGGTCGCTTGTACCCCATCCTGGTGCCGTATTGTCATGCGTATCAGCCGATCGACCCAGACGCCGTCCTGACAGAAGTTCCGCACAGTGACGATTCATTTTTTGACGATGATACGGGGTACGTCGGATCGGGTACACATGTAACGATTACCACCGATCTGATTGAAAGGTCGGTTGCGGGCACTGTGGATATTGCATTCGGAGACATGCTGCAACCCGGTCAAGTGTTCTCGTTCGATGAACATATGTACCGGCTCGATTCGGTCGTTTACACGTCTGACACCACAGCGGCTTTGCGCTGGCAACCCCCCTTGCGTGCAGCGGTGACGGCCGGTGACGAGTTGGAATTCACGCGCCCGGTTTGTCGTATGCGCCTGGCGACCGATGACGAAATGATGCTGTCACTTGACGCAAATCGTCGTGGCTTTCCGACCGTTAATTTTGTCGAGGATCTTGTATCGTGACGTTCTTCAACGCCGACGAAATAGAGCGATTTTCTACAGGCAAGGTTCGTGTCGCGTTTCTGGTCGAATTCGATTTTGTGTCTGAAAAAATGGGCGTCTGGAACGGCAACACCCGGTTGACAGTAAACGACACTCTGTTTCAGCCGCTATTCGGTGCAGGTTCGATCGATGGTCTATCTTTCGCGAATTCCACGGTTTCGGAGCGCGTGACATTCACAATTGGTGGTGTGAAAAACGATTTGCTCGGGCTGGCGTTGACGCAGATCGGGGAAGTTCAGGACCGGCTTGTAAAGGTTTATTTGCAGTCGTTTGATGATGACTGGCAACCGATCGCCGCGGCACCTGTGATTTTCTTCGGGTATATGCAGCCGCCCGAAATCGTACAGGACGAGGTGACGCAGGATCCTAGCGCACCGTCCCCGACGCAGACGATTTCTATCGCAGCGGAGAATATCTATTTCAACCGGTCGCGTATTCCTGGTGGTCGGTATTCGGACCGCGATCAGCAAATATCGCACCCCGGCGACAAGATTTTCGAGTTCATGCCGCGGCTCGTTTTCAAGCAATTTTACTACCCGGATTTTTGACATGGATGTGACGGCTTTCATCGGTTTGGAAATGTTACGCCCATTTGAATGGGGGGTGACGGACTGTGCATCGACTGCCGATCGCTGGTTTGAACATCGACACGGATATTCCGCTATGCACGCCTACGGGCGCAAAACCGTGGACGAGGAAACCGGTCGCGAATGGTTGGCGGAACCAGGTGGCATTATCCGCGGCATGCGTGAAGTCCTGACCCATGCCGGATTTTCACGTGTTAGCGGTGCACCGCTGCCGGGTGACGTTGGGATAATCATCGTGGGTCAGCGCGCGTGTATCGCCGTGTTCGACGTATCACACTGGTGGTCCCGCGATGAGGACGGATTTATCACGGCCGACGATTCATATCGGCACGTCGCATGGAGTACCCACTAAATGCCTGTCGTTCTCGGTCCTCTTGCACTTGCGATCTTTCAGGCCGGTGGTCCGATCTGGCTAGCTAACGCGCTGGTCGGCGTCGGTGCGCTCGGGTCGGTGTTTACCGCAATCGGGCAAGTTGCGCTTTCATTCGGTATTTCTGCAATTGCAGGCATGTTGTACAAGCCGAAACCCGCACGACCTGAAGACGTACAGCAATCTTTGCGTGTCGCCATTTCCGACCGAGTGCGGATTTACGGTCAGTACCAGGCAACGGGGAACTGGATTTTCGGTGACTCGAAAGACGGTGTACTGCATAAAGTTTTGGTGGTTTGTGAGGGAAAACTAGTCACCGTCCTCAACCTGAAGATTGACGACAACATTGTAACCGTTGACGGTGACGGGCTCGTGCAGACCGGGAGCTATGAGAACAATTGCCGTTTTCTGTACCGTAGGGGGTTGCCGACCGAAACGTATTATTCGGAACTTGCCGCGGCATTCCCCGAATGGACGTCTGCACACCGCGGCAACGGTGTCGTGACGATCTATGCTACTCAGTTTGCGATGTCCCCGAGTGACGTAACACAAACATTCCCAAGTCTAAAAGACACACTCTATCGAATCGAAGGGCGATTCACTGAGATATACAACCCTGTTACGGGCGTTATCGCGTGGTCGGACAACGCGGCAGGTGTAATCCGAAATTTTATGATCAGTCCTAGCGGAATGCGTATTCCGATTGATCTTGTCACTACACCCCTAGCACACGAGCATTGGAAGACTGCATGGACCAGATGCGCAGCACTCTATTCGCTGAAGGCAGGCGGCACAGAGGCGCGCTATCGGTTGTGGGGTGCTTACAAGTTCTCGCAAACACCGGGTTCGGTACTTGAAACGATGTTGGCGAACTGTGATGCGCGCCCGATCCTGACGCGCGACGGGGGAGTGTCGATTTATGTCGGGAATTCCCCGTCACCGACCGTCACGCTCGACAAGCATCTTATCACCGCTTGTGTGTCGATCACACAGGGAATGGATGTCCGTTCGACTGCAAACAAAATCACGGCAAAATTCCTTTCGAAAGACGATGATTATCTGTTGGTTGACGCTGACCCGTGGGTTGACGAGGAAAGCGTTTCCACGCGCGGCGAACTTGTGGATGATACGGAGTTCAGTTGGACGCCGTCGCACAGCCAGGCGCGCCGTCTGATGAAGCTCCGTGCGTACCGGCTTAACCCGGAATGGGTGTTGACGGTGAATTGCCGTCTCGGGGCGATTGCTGCGTTTCAGGAACCTTTCGTCACGGTTGACTATACGATCGGACCGAAGCGGATATTTGGTACTTTCGAGGTTACGAATTTCACCTGGAACATTGGTGATAAAGGCGTACTGCGCAGCTTCACGATTGCATTGCGGTCGATCGACGCACAAGCGTACGAATGGTCGTCTGACGAGGAAGGTACCGCCCCGGTAACGGCGACAACCAGTGTCAGCCGCGCTATCCCCGCCGTTGCGAGTTTTAACGTCACGGTCGGAAGGCGCAACATTTCCGGCACGGAAGTGGCGTACGCAATTCTCGGATTCGATGCACCGGCTGCGTCATTGTCGGTCCAGTTGCGCGGCAAGAAGGTGAGCGAGTCGAATTGGACAAACATCAACGTGCCGGAAGGTGCGACGTCTGTCGATGGTCCGATTATGGACGACGGAGTCGAATACGAATTCCAGGCGCGTAACGTGTCGTCTACGGGTCGCAAGGGGTCGTATACGACACCGAGTATCAAAATCACCCCTGTGGCTGACGTGACAGCGCCTGGACCGGTGGTGTTGAACAGTGCTGCGGGCGGTGTAGGTCAAACGAGCGTCACATTCACAACGCCGAACAACGCGAATTTTAGTCACGTCGTTGTTCGACGTAACACAGTTAACAACTTTGTTACGTCAACTGTAATAGGGTATGTTTACGGGTCACCGAATACCGGCTATACGTCAACTGATAGTGCCTTGGCTGCAGGTACCTACTATTACTGGTTATCCGCTGCCAATGCGTCGGGTGTAGAAGCCTCAGCAATTGCCACTGGTGCACTTGTTGTAACGTAAATTCGGGGACGGTATGGCAACTGCATCACAGGTTTTTCGTGATTTTAACGCGGACGGCGTCCCGGCTTCAGGGGCACACAAGGTTGAGAAATCTGCTGTTCGGCAATTGCTCGTGCAATACGAATCCGTCATTAGCGCCTTCATTTCGAACGGCGGTCTGATTTACACGTCTAAAGCGGCGATGGACGCCGATCTAGCTCACGAGACCAATTCGTCAGCGTGGGTTATCGGTGACGCGACGGTTGCCAATAATGGCATTTATCAGAAGCTGGTCGGTCCGTGGATCCGTGTTGCGGATTTGCCGTATTCCTTCATCATCGCAAGTGACGTCGGCGCGGGTACAGCTAACGCCATTCAGGCGACGACCAGCATACCGGTGTCGTCGTCCGCGCTCGTCGTGCTCAACATTGCTGAGACCAATACAGCAAGCCCGGTGACCGTGTCTTTCAACGGCGGACCGGCTCTTACTATTCAGACGAACTCCGGTAACAACGTCATGATTGATGGCTTGTTGACCGGTATGCTCGTTTTCGGCTTTGTCTCTGGTTCCACTTTCCGGCTGGTGAGCGACCAGGTTTCAACTGCTATCGTAGCGGCGGCAGAAGCGGCGGCAGAAGCGGCGATAGCGGCGGCAGAAGCGGCGGCTTTGCGCGATCCTGTCAGTTTCGATCTTGTCGGCAACGGTACAACCGGGCCGTATGATGTTGGTGAGACGATCGAGGCAGACAGCGCGATTGTCGTTTTCTTATCTGGCGTGGCACAGATCATCGGTACGGATTTCACGTACTCGGGGAGCAACGTCACGTTTACGTCGCTCGTTCCCACCGCGTCGGACAGGGTGCACGGCTTCGTGTTCGCATCGCGCGGTATCCCTGTTCCCGCACCGGGCGCGGTCGGTGTCAATCAGTTGACCGTCGAGGTTAAGGGACACATTCCATCCCTGTCCGAAAATGCGGCTCTGGTGGTCGAGAGCGCACAGCAATTGAAGCTCAACTATCACAAGGCGCGTGGCGCGTGGCATGTGAAGGCGTTCGGTACGTCGCTAACGGATGTTGGCGCTGAGAACGTATCGGTTGATACCGCTGCGCTACAGTCGGCTATGTCATCCGGTGAGGCGATCGATATCACCGGAACGAATCTTTACATCAACAACACAATCAGCGTTCTCAACCAGAGTGCGAAAATCGGCGCATCCATAGATAGTCGCCAACCGGGCGGATCTAGCAGCGTCATTTACGCCGAAGACGATACAGTCCCGATTATTTTTCAAGTCGGTAATGACAATTTCGAAGCGTCCAATTTCTCCGTTCGCGGGCAGGGCGACAACGAATTGACAACCGCATTTTGGTTTGAGCGCACCGTTGACACGTATCGTGACATCGACGCCCGACTTATAAACGTACAGATGAGTGTTCTCGGGCGCGGAACCTATCACAAGGGTCGCGGTCTTGAAGCAAGCGGATGCCTGTACAGTGATTTGCATATTGCGGGCAACGAGCTTGACCAACCCGCGACCTGGACGCCGCGAGGCAGTGCGTCCATCGACGGAATCGACACAGGTACGCGCGGGTATCGATTTAACAACAATCGCGCCCATGCGATGCAAGCACCTTTTGTGAAAAACACAGGGACGTATGCCGTTAACATCGGCGGTATTGAAGTAAACGGCTTGATTGCTGACGTCGGCGCGGATGGCGGGTTGTTTACCGGCGTGGCGATCGACGCAATGTGGACCGGCATTCAGTGCCGTTATTCCGGGTTTGCGTCATCGCGCCTTGTCGATTTATCACCTGGTTCGCGCGATAGCTTTTTCGTGAATTTCAATTGCGCCGGTTACATGGGTGTAAGCGGCAACAGAATCTCGAACCACGGCATTCGCATGACGTCGAGTGTAGCTTTACCGATTCGTGACATTTTCTTTATCGGCGGCAAGATCGGACCGACGAGGGAAGCCGCTGTTAACTTTCTCGGTAACGGTACATATGGCGGCATCAATTTCACCAACATCATATTTACAGGCATAGGACAAGACGGCTCGTATAGCCCTATTCAGATAGCCGATACAGTCCCTTCGCTGAATATGAAACTTCTGGGGTGCGTCGGCAGAGACAACGCCGCGTCAATGCCGTTCCTTACTGCGCTCAATACTCCCGCCAACAACACGATGTATCGTGAAGTAACTTCTACAATCGACGGCACGTTCAGCGCGTGGGCGACCACAGGCGTGTTGCAGCCGACAACCGCTTAAATACAGGAAGATACCGTGACACAAGTAAGATCGAACGTTATCGATATTGAAGCGATCGCAAAAACGACGCAAGTCCCGTATCTGTCGAGTGTGGTTGACAGTGCGGATTATTCGCATTTTCCGGTTATTGCTTTTGAAAAAAACGTAATGGGGATGCTGTTTAAATCAGGTCCGCAGCACGACAGTTCACATCATACCGGCGTGTGTCTTTCGCAAAAACCGGCTGCAGGTGGGGCGCAAAATCTTGTAATTAACGGGGTGTATGCGTCGGGTGGTGTCGCAACGCCGTTGGCGGCAACGAAGGTTGAAATTCTTTCGGACGCAAACGAAGCGGCGCTCAACTTTACCGTCTACGGTCTGGTGAACGGTGTTGCGGACAGTGAGACAATTGCAGGACCCGCGGGAGGATACACGACGGCTGTCGTGACAACGAAAGTTTTCTCAACCGTCACGCAAGTTCAGGTGAGCGGGAACACTGTCGGAAACGTGCGTGTCGGCTTGTTCATGGTGCCGCAAAACATTGAATACAAATATTCAACAAACGGCGCGTACTCCTGGTCGTCCTCGATTAAGATTTTTGACGGTGTCACCGATCTGAAGAATTATTATTGGGGTGCGCTCGGTGTCCGAAAGGACCGCACCTTTATTGCGCTCTGCACGGAAATAACAATTCCGACAGACACGCGTCGTGCACTTCGTAAAACGTCGATCGACGGTATCGATTGGAGTACACCGGCAGAACAAATCACTATTACCGGTGACGTTCCTTCGACGTGTGCGTTTTTCTCTAAAGTCCATATGACACCGGGCGGACGTCTTGTTGTCGGCGTGTACGATGACACTAAATCTTACATCATGCACTCTGACAACGGCGGTCTGAATTGGGTCTCAAAACTCATCATTACAGACGGCGCAACGACTTATAGTGAAATAACCGTCGCAATCATTGACGAGCGACGTTGGATCGCAATGTTGCGTGTCGACAATGTCGCCGGGTCAATGGTCCAGTTCAAAACAGAAGATGCGAACGGCACATGGACGACGCAGGGTGACACGAACCTTCCGTCGTCAGGTGGTTACAAGAGTCATGACCTCGCGACGTTCTATCGAGACGGAAAAACCTATGTTGCGCTAACGTACATGTCGCGCCAGACTGCAACAGCGGTCGCGCCGAATATCAACTCAATATCCATGAGAGTCGGTGAGGCTGAAAAACTGCTTGTGTCCCCGCTAAATTGGGAACCCGAACACGTTGTGGTTGACAGTGCGACAATTCTCGCTGGTTACACAGCGCCCGGTACCGAGCGTTCTTTGGCGGGTTATCCGTCACTGTGGATCAGCCCGTTTGGCGATCAAGCGATCTTGGCATACGCTCGTGAAACTGCGTATTACCATGCGGCGCGGGTGGAAACGAAGAAAGTCGACGTTGCCGCCGTTCTGGAAAATAACACCTGGACTCCGGTTTTGTCGTTTGCGACACCTGGGGACTTGGCGGTTACATACGCTACACAGGTCGGAAAAGTAACCAAAATTGGCCGTCTTGTTTTTGCACATTTCGAAATCGTCACGTCCGCTTTCACGCATACGACGGCAAGCGGTGCTCTACGCGTTACCGGTTTGCCGTATGTCAGCGGTGCAGACGGTCAGACTCTCAGTGGCGGGTTAGAGTGGCGGGGTATTACCAAAGCCAGTTTCACACAGATTACCGCACGTGTCGGCCCGAACGCGAACCAAGTTGTTTTTCGAGCAAGCGGTTCCGGTCAAACTCCAGGTGACGTTGTTGTAGCAGACGTGCCGACAGCCGGAACTGTTCGCCTTATCGGAACTGTGATCTACTACACCTGAACAGTCTTTCAGCTATCTCGAAATCTTCCATCGTGTCTATGTCAACGACACGATGGCGCGGCAGAACCAACATGGTTGTGTGTGGTCCGAATGTCGGCTTCGCGAGAAGTGCTGTTTCGGCACGAGCTAGATAGAACTGACCAGCGTCCTGGTATGCCTTGGGGAGATCCTGAGAACGGGTGTAGTAGTGTTCCGGCTGAAACATCAGCGCTCGGTCGTCGCCGTCCAGAAAAACCGCACGCTGAATGGGGAACGGAAATTCCGCGGCACTGAAGACGATCTCTGCATTCGTTTCGGTCATCCGGTCGACGGCTTTCCCGAGATCGTCGGCAGAAAGAAAGACTGCAGTCGGATAAACTGTCAGAAAAAGGTCTGGTTTACCCACATTGTCACAATACCACTGAGCGGCATGTTTCGTCACATCGGCAGTCCCTGTGAAATCATCGGCAAGTGCCGCGGGACGCACGAACGGAACGCGTGCACCGTATGCCTCAGCAACCTCTTTAATTTCTTCGCTATCTGTCGACACGATGACGTCACTGACAAGGTCTGAGGCTCTAAGCGCATCGATCGGCCATCCGATCATAGGTTTGCCGCAAAAAGCCTTGATGTTCTTTTTCGGGATTCGCTTACTACCGCCGCGCGCCGGGATGATCGCAACTATCTTTTTCATTGAACAGTCACGCGCCGCCCTTCGTCATCCTCGATACCGATGACGTACCGGTCATCAAACATAAGCAGATCGTCAAGGCGTTTCTTTTCTGCAAAGTCTTCCAAGGCTTCAGTGAGCGCCGGAAACTCTATTCTCTGTGTGTTCCCCATGACCGAATAGACAACGAAGTAAGCCATAATCGATAACTCCTGCCCCTGTGGACGACATACACCCCGTATTGTAACGTCTGTGACGTCGTGTTATCACGCGATGTATGAAAATCGTTTCAAACTGGTACGAAATCCTAAAACACGCCTGGAGCGTTCGGCTTTATATCCTTGCCGGACTGCTAACCGGGTTTGAAGCGGTTGTACCGGATCTTCCGACGTTTCTCAATCTCACCGATCGACAATTTTCCGCGCTGAATTTCGTAGTCGTCACAGGGGCGTTTATTGCCCGATTCGTCGTGCAAAAGAAGGTTTCGGACAATGGCGAAAGTTAAGAGCCGGTATCTTGCCGGGGCGGCTGGTTTTGCGTTGCTGACGGCTGCGACGGCATTCACAGGCTCGTGGGAGGGTCGGCGGCTGGAAGCGTATCGGGATTCGGGCGGTGTGCCGACGATCTGCGACGGCAAGACCAAAGACGTCCATATGGGTATGCGTGCCACAAACGAACAATGTGACGCCTGGTTGCGTGAGGATCTGTTAGCGCATGAGGCGCGTTTGCTGGCGTGCGCTCCTGAAATGCTTCGCGTGCCGGATAAGACGTACATCGCGATTAACGATTGGGCTTTCAACGTCGGCACGGGCGCGGCCTGCAGTTCGACGCTTATCCGCAAGGTCAAGGCGGGGGACATCCGCGGGGCGTGCGAACAGCTCAGCCGTTGGGTGTTCGTCAAGGGCGTTGTCGTCAAAGGTCTGTCGAACCGGCGCGTAAACGGTTCGCCCGGTCGTATCAGCGAACGTTCGCTTTGTTTGGCGGGGCTGTGAATGTGGGCGCTCGTGGGCGGTCTCAGCGGGGCGTTGCGTATCGTAGCCGGTGCGTGTGTCGCCGCAGTGCTGATGTTCCTCGTTGTGGTGCCGCTGGAACGTGCCGACGCGAAACGCGCACAGGAAACCGAGTATCGAGCGGTATCAGCCGAAGCGGAACGGGACGAGCTGCAGCGGCAATTGAAGGGCGGTCAGATCGTCATCGACGCGTACCAGGTCCAGTTACGGAACGTGCGGTCCAAAGAGGAATCGACGGCAAATGACCTTGAACGGAAAATCGCGGAAAATGAGGCTTTGCGCAAGGCTCTTGGGCGCACTGACGGCGTGGATCCTTCTGACGTCAAGTTCTTGCTCGACCCTTGACCATTCAGCCACGCGGGCCGGTATCGCAGCCGCTCGGGTCACATTGCCGCCGTTGCCTGATGACTGTCGGAAGGTCGAACCACACGCCCCGGTGACGGTCGGCGCGGATCCGGTGTCAGGATGGAAGCGGGAACGCGGTGTGTCAGATCGGGCAAACGCTCGGGTGGTTCGCTGTGCAGATAATTACGATAACGTTGCAAAGGTGTTGCGCTGATGGCTGACAAAACGTTCAACGTCCTAAGTGGCGACACGAAAAAGAAATTGATGGACATGGGCGACGGCACGTGGGCCGAAGTCGTCGCTGTGGTTGCCGCAACGAACGATTCGACCGGTGACAGTTTCAATCCCGACAGTCTTCCACAGGTGCTCGGTTATACCGGTGACAACCTGACCACGATCACCGTCACGGACGGTGTTTCGACGTGGGTTCAGACGCTCACCTATACCGGATCGAATTTGACCGCCGTTAGCGCGTGGGTGAAACAATGACCGTCGCACAGTGGCTGAAGAATTCCGCCGCGGTCGGCCGCCAGGCTTTGAAGGGACATCTTGGGGCGGGTGACATCGGTGTTGAGCGCGCGACATATGTCGGCCTGTCGAAGTTCCACCGATGGAAGCTGAAATATAACGGTCTATTGCCAATTCCTGACGTAATGGCGTTACCACCGACTATTTCGATCGGTGCGGCGGCTGCAGTCAGCTCAATCAACAGTTCCACGACTCCCGGCTATAGCAAAGACGACGTTCGGATGACGCGGCTCGGCGGAACGTTTGAGGACAGCGGCAATTACAAACGCGGCTCACGCGGCGGTGTTCGGTATCGTTGGATTATGGATGGAACGCGGTTCGATTTCCGCGTACGGTCGTATCTCGGGCAAGGACAGTTCACAATCCTGGTCGACGGAAAGCCGGTTTCCAAGGCGCTATTTTCTGAAGAGCATCCCGGCCTTGGCGACGATACAGAACATTTCGTTCTGGTGGATTTCGGGAACGACACTCAAACCTATGCACTGGTTAACCCTGTAATCTTGTCGGGCGGGTCGGGTCATGCGGTAGGTGACATCCTCACTCAAGCGGGCGGGTCGTTCTCCACGGCTGCGCAAATCCGCGTCACCAGTGTGAATGCAGGCGTTATCACGGGGGCAGCTATCCACGTTGCCGGTTCGTACACTGTTGCTCCAGCGACCACGACGCAGGGAAGTACGACCGGTTCAGGCACGGGCGCGACCTTCACTACCGCGTTCGGCAAGCTCCACACCACCAAAAAAGTCCGGTTTATAGAAATCATTCTCGGCTTCGGTGTTCGCTTCGGCGGCATTAACGTCGATACCGGCGTAAGCGTTTTGCCGTGGGCTGAAAACACTGAAGTGGCAAAACTTCTAATTGCCGGTGACAGCTTGGCACAGGGATTTTTTGACGCATGGGCGGGCGGCAACCTCACTCGTCAGATCGCCTATAAGCTCGGGCTTGAGGAGCGCTTCGTTCAATACGGCACGAGCGGTCGCGGTTATCTCAAGAACACGCTGTTCTCACTCGACACACCGGGGAGGATCGCTCTGGCAGCGGCTATGCTTGGCAT